CCTGGTGTCGTCTCTGCCCACTGGAGCAGCGCCGCCGCATCAAGCGACTGGCTGAGACCGTACAGGAGCACATCGCGACGAGGACTCATCCGCTCACCGTCAGCGCATAGTGCGCCCCTCTGTGTTGCCAGCGAATGTCCGCGTTCGTTTCATCCACTTCGGTGTACCTAACCCGGCTCACTCGCGCCATCCGCATCACCGTGTATCCCGCAACCGTCAGCGTCCCGTTATCCAGCAAGGCATCGATGCGCGCAGCGGCTGCCTTCACATTCGCCCCCGTGCTTTCCAGCGAGACCGCCTTGACGAGATAGAGACCATCCTCAAAGGCCCGCCCTTGGAACATCGGCTCGTCTTCTTCGCTGAGCAGCGCAATGATGATGAACTTCGTAGCGCCCTTCTTGGCGACATCGAACCACACGCCGTCCGGCATGAGCGTCGTCAGAGTGCCGTCAGCCAGCAACTTGGCCGACAGCGCGGCATCAACATCCCCAGAATCAGCCATGAAAAATGCCGTACAATAAACGAGGCGCGGCGGTGCTGAAACACCGACCCGCGCCTCTGGCCACTCGATACAGGAGATCGAAATGGTTATTAACAAGCCTACCAAAACGACCGATCCGGCCGAACGCTTTTGGCAAAAAGTTGAGAAGACTGACAAGTGCTGGCTCTGGCGTGGCTACGTAAACCAAAGAGGCTACGGTGAGTTCCACCTGAGAGGCCGAGCACGGCTGACTAATAGGGCGGCCTACGAATTGAGCACTGGACACATTCCGCCCGATGGCATGGACGTATGCCATCGATGTGATGTCAGAGCCTGTGTCAATCCTGAACATTTGTTCCTTGGCACTCGTGCCGACAATGTCCACGACATGATGCAAAAGCGCAGAGGCCGATACCCGCGAGGCGATGGCAACGCTATGCGCCTTCATCCTGAGAGCGTTCCAAGAGGCGAGCGCAGCGGAAAATCCAAACTTACTAACGAACAAGTGCGGTCTATTCGCCTCCAACATGCCGCCGGCGCGACCATACTCGGACTCGCCAAGACGTTCGGCGTAGTCAGAACAACAATTCGCGAAATTGTTCGCGGTAGATCTTGGAGACATCTCTTGTAATCCGCTATCGGGCATCGCCTGTCACCTGGAGCCCTTTGCGCTTCAACAGATCAGCGAGTTGTTCATACATCCGCTTACGCGCACGGATAATCACCGGGATGAACGCGCGGCCCGGAGGCGCTGGCGGCATACGGCCACGGTTCGCGCCCTTGTCGTTGTGTCTGACTTGTGTCCCGTTCTCATACATCCACGCGTGTGGGGCTTTGCTCTTCACGACCGCTCCAACCGCGAATTGATCCTTAGCGGTCTTCACGCTCACGCCTTTCACGAGCGTTCCAGACACGCGCGCATAGTTCGCCTTGATCGTATCCGCGGCACCAATCGCGTTCGATTCCACGATGTGCGAAGACTCGCCGGTGAGTTCCGCTGGCAACTCGCGCAACGCACGTTTCAGTTCCTCCAACCCTTCGAACACGATCCGGTTGTTGCTCACTGCACGCGCTCCTGACAGACCAACACCAAATCGATATTCCGCTCTTCGGGATTCCCCACGCCGGTCACTTCAAACACGCGTGTGCCGAACGTGACCTGCGTCTTCGTCGTCACTTGCGGGTGATAATCGATTGTCACGACATGTGTCGCCGTCGAGATCACCGTCGACGCCCCCACGACATTCTCTAAATCACGCGCCGTCGCAGGTTTGATCTCCGCGCGGACCTGCGAAGGTGACAACGCGGCCTGGACCTCGGTATAGCCCCCATCGCCGTCAGGGACTGCGGTGCCTGGATTACTCAGCGTGATCAGATGCCGCTTCTGGCCACGTGTCGCCATCAGGCAATCACCGGATCCTTGTTCATCGGAATCAGCCGATCGATCGCCTCCCACAAGTCTTCATCCGGCGCCATGACGTCGCCGCGGTTCTCATAGAGATGCGTCAAGAGCACCAAAATGGCGGCTTGCACGGACAACGGAATCGTGTCTGCTGTCCACGTCGCAGTTATCCCCCGCCAATACGCCGTCGAGTTGCACCGCTCCAAGATCACCGCGCTCGCCTGCTCGACCTTTAACTCAATGTCGTTGTCGCTGTCCGTTGACGCCACACGCAGATGCGCCTTCGCTTGCTCCAGACTGACGAGGGCCGCCATTACTGCGTCCTCCCTACGGAGACGACTGGCACGGTCACCGCATCTTTCCCATCCCGTCCGTCACGGCCCTTCCGCACGCACAACTGCCAGAACTTGGATCCTTCACCTGGAGGCGTGTCAGTCGCACCGTGGCAATGCCACATTTGATTGCCAAACGTGACCGTATCGCCAAGCTCGTATGACTTGCGTTCCTGATAGACGCCGCGATAGATCATGGCTGGGATCACGAACGTGCCGGCCGTCTTCACGCGCTCGCCTTTCACGAATTCGACCGTGAAGGACCGCTCGCCGTCGTGCTTCACCGCGAGATCATCCCAACCCATACCATCGGCGCCGGCCTTGCCATCTAGGCCGTCTTTCCCGGCTGGCCCTGGTACTTGCGCGCGCACTTCCATCACAGCGATCCGCTCTTGCAGCGCGGAGACGTGCTTCGTGATCGGCTCCAGCGCCGACTTGATGTGCAGCTCGAGATCGGCCGTGCTGGGTCCGCTCTGAAGGATCTGTTCCACTGGCGGCGTGTCAGCCTTGGCTTCCATGGTGAGCACGCGGTCCCGGAGCTCGCCCACTGTCGTCTCGAGTCCGGCCAACCGCGCCAAGCGTGTATCAGCACTGGCAAGACGTTCCATAACCGGTGTCAAGTCCACTCGCGGCGGCTCGTGTGGCGCCGGCTGAGGCTGCACGGCCGCCTTCGCTTCGATCGTCACCACGCGGTCGCGGACATCCCCCAACACCTGCAACCGCGCTTCAGCCGCCGCGAGCCGTTCGAGGACAGGCGTCAGAGCCTGATTGATCGTGTGCGCGACTTCAGAGGCAAAGGCTTCGACGTCAGGCAGCACGAGTCGCCTCCAGTACTTTCCGTCTCAGGGCTGTCCCAAAGCTGGCCGCGAGGGCTGGCGTGATGTCTTCTTCGACGGCGGGAGGGGTCGCGGGTGCGGGCTTGGCGAAGGGCTTGCTCGCGTCACGCTCCGCCAATGCCGCCAGGGAATAGTATTGCTGCTGTACCATTGGCGAGTCGCCGCCAGTGACTGGACCCAGCGCGTAATACCGCTTCCGTGCTTCATTCGGTGACATCCCGCCAGAGCCGATCCCGTCCTGCGCCGCTTTCGCCTTCGCCGTGGCATCCATCCAGATCAGATCATCGGGATCAAATTCCGTCCCGAACTTATTGTTAGGCGGACCTAACGACAGCCCCTCATCGAGCGAGTCTTCAATCGCCTTCATCAACGTCTGAAGGCACTGGTTGTAGTACTTCTGGATGATGGGTTCCGCATTCGAATACGGCGGCGCCGGTCCGACGTCGACCATGTATGGTGGGACGTGATAGGCCGAGCACACCGCGACAGACGACATATTCAACTGCTCGACCAGTTGCATCTCGACGCTCGTGTGCGCCATCGCTTCGTACTTCAGCCCATCTCCGAGCACCGCGACTTTCCCGACGTTGGCGCCGGTAAAATTCGAGTCCCAATAGGCTTTGAGTCTCAGCGCGGTCTCGTCTTTGATCGCCCCTGGTGCCGTCAGCACCCCACCTGGGATGGACCCATTCGAAGCCAACTTGCTCGAGTTGTTCTGAATCGCCAGCCCCTGCCGTGCGGCAACGGCACACGCGAAGATTGGCGACAGGCCCATCAGGGGATGGAAGAGGCAGTTGAACCGGTCGTGAATCATTTCACTCGCCGGCACGATCAGCCGTTCCGCCGAGAGTCCACTGAGGTCGTCGCGTTTCAATTCGTAATAGACGGCGCCCTGTGGCGTCACGAGTGGCGTGACCTTCGTCGGATCCAAGGGATACATCGCAGTGACCACTTGCCGGCCATCGCGTTGTTTGAGGACGTAGGTGTTCCCACTATTCAGCTTGGACGCGGTCCACGTCTCGACAAACTGGCTCGTGTTCTGATAGCGGTTCGGCTTTCTCAGGACAGGCGAATAGGCTGGGTTTTCCGTCTCCACCCAGATCCCGTCGCCGTCCTTCTCAACCAACCGCAAGCAGAGTTTACCGAGGTCGCTCATGATCAGCGTTTCGCACGCGAACACGGTGCTATACGTCAACACGGTGTCCATACTGATCGAGAGGTCACGCTGCCACGCGCCAAGGAACGGTTCTGCAATCGAGACCGGCCACCAGCCCCCGCGCCCGCTCAGCGGAGCGAGCTGCAAGCCTTTCGTGCGCGTGATGGTGAACGGCCCGATTCGCAATGCCTTACTTCTTTTTGAAATCGTGCGTTGTCATGGGTTCGACCGGCTGGGACTTCCGTGCCGCCGGCTTGGCCTCGTCGACCAGCTTGGCCTTCCGCTGCGCGACGAGACTGTCCGCAATGTCAGCCGCCACGGCATGCGTGTCGCCAGCCTGATATTCCTTGCCGTCGTGTGTGTAGTATTCGAGGGCTTCGATCTTGACCTTGTCTGACATGACCGGTGTCTCCTTGACCTTAGGCTTCACCTTCGGTGTCACCCGCGCCGGCTTCCGTGGCGCCGGTTTCTTGACGGCTTTCTTGACTGGCTTCTTGGCGCGCGCAGGGCGTGATTTCTTCTTGGCCATTACTGTTGAATCTGAATCCACAACTGCACGGTCCCGCCCTTGGACACGCCCGCATTCGTGACGTTGAGATCCAAGGTGCCCGTCGCGTCATAAATCAATGGCGCGGCCACGCGCGTCTGCGTGCTGACCGTCGCGCTGAGATTCGCCCCCGTGCCGCCGAGATAGTCGATCCCGTTCGCGTCATTCAGCACGACGTCATAGAGGGCCGTTGGTGCGGTGCCGCCACCATCCGGAATGAACTTGATTTGAATCAGCGACCCAGGCCGGAACGTCTGCGGATTCGTGTTGACGTTCCCGGCGGCGTCAGAGACCCACGCGAGGCTGTATTTGACCGCGCGAATATCCCCGAGCGTCGTCGTGGTCACGGTGACCGTGCCAACCGCCTGTGGACTCGCCTGCAGCAGCAGCGCGAACACCGCACAAAGGAAGAGGCCGATCCGAAGG